AATCAATTTCAATCCAGCCAGCTAATGTTGTTCCACTATAAAAACCAATAGCTCGTCCGTTTCCATCTGATCTGTAAACACCAACGGGATAATTACTACTTGCTGTTACAAATACCTTACCATCTTGCTGAATAAAAGTTCCATCAACAGAAACAGCATTACTTGTCTTCCCAACCAACAAGTTGCCAGAGCTATCAAACCTAGCGGCTTCACCACCAGCAGTATCAAAGCTAATGTGTGTATTGTTGTTGACTTGAATGTTTGACGTTCCTGCCTCGATGCGAACAGGATTACCAGAGCCGTCTAATTCAAAACGACTTGAGTTGATTGCAATACTACCGACTGTTGCGCCGTCTCTGCGGAATAAAACAATATCTCCTTCATCAGTAATTCTATTAAACACCGCTGACACATCTGAACTTGTTCCAACAAGCAGTTGATCGCCTGACGTTGCGGCTATACCTGTGGTTGTTCCGTTTGCTACCGCTGCTGTCGTCGTCGCAATCAACAAGTTGCCGCTTGAGTCGATGCGGAGGCGTTCTGTACTGCTTCCACCATTAGGCTGTGTATGGAATAACAAGTTTCCATCGCCATTATTGCCAGCAGAAGTTTGTGCAGTTATTTGAGCTAAGTCTGAATCAACTGTATTGCCAAACGAAATCGCACCAACTCTTTGGTCAGTGCCGTTATCATTTCTCTTGATTGTGATTCCATTGCCGCCACCAGAAGCTGGACTTTGTATTGTAATTAAGTCAGACGGACTGTTAGTCCCAATCCCCAGCGACTTTGCCGAAGCGTCCCAAAAGAAAGACTGACTAACCCCCGTGTCTTCGTAGAAGCTGATGTCTCCGTTGGTGGCGATGTTCAACCTGTTCTGCATAGTGGCAGTAGCGTCAGCAGTCCCAGACGCCGAAGAAGTTTTAAATGTAAACGCACCCGTAGACGGAACGGCTTCAAGGATCTGAGCGTAACCCGTGCCAGCAAATTTATTGGTAGAGTTAAACTTATAGTTTGAAGTCAGGTAGACATTACCGAACCCGCCCCATACTCCATTTCCAGCCTCGTCTACATGAATCTGGAAGCCTTCTGAGATTGTGGGCGCTGTTAAACCGAAACCGCCAGACCCATCAACAGTCAGCCCATCAGCAGACACAGTGCCGTCCACATTCAAGGAAGCAAGGTTGGTCGAGCCGCTTAAATGCAAGTCCACTAACGCATCCACTACGGCAGCGCCGGACCCGGCGCCGTCTGAATAAACCATCTTCACTGCGCCGGTCGGGATCGTGACCGTGCTGCCAGAGCCCTGGGCGATGGTTATCGATTGGGAGCCGGTCGTAGCGTTCTCAATAATCCAAAGCTTGCTAACAGTATTAGGGCCAAGCGTAACCGTGCGCGTCGCAGTCAGAGATCCGGCAGACGTGATCTTTAGATAGAGCGATCGAGTGCCGTCGCTGGTGCCGTCTGGCATGGTGAACGTTTCATTCGAGTCGGCGGCTAGTTGCTTAGTGCCATAGCTAAACGCCTCAGCGATTTGCGAAAAAGCTGAGTTGACCTTGGTACCCCAGGTGCCGCTGTTTTCGCCGGTCGCCTGTTCTTCGATTCGCAGGTCGTTAACGTATGTGGATGCCATTCCCTAACTCCTATGCAGCTTCCGACCAATCCGTCGAAGCGCTTGTTTGATTTGTCCATGTGTTGGTAGCTGATCCTTGAGCACTCCAACCCGTTGATGCACCGCCCTGTGTATTCCATTTAAGCTCGCCAATAGCAGTGACAGTAGAACTAGCTGAGATACTCGCAGAGCCAAAACGCACTTCTCCCGCACTTGCAGAGAATGCAGATGTTGCCGCGATCGTCGCAGAGCCAACCGAAGCAACGTAAGCCGCCGCGCTAGCGCTCGATGTGCTCGTGCCGCTAGCGCTACTGTTCTGGATTCGCTCGCAGTCTGCGGTGAAGGTTGAGCTTGCTGCGATTGTTGCTGCGCCTGGGTGGACTCGCGACGCGGAGGCTGTGAAGGTCGATGCTGCCGAGACAGTCGCGCTGCCAGTTCGTACTCTCTGCCCAGCACTTGTGAAGCTCGACGTACTACTTCCTGTAGCCGATCCCTCTCGGACTCGTTCGCTATCCGCAGAAAATGCTGAGCTCGCCGCGACAGTCGCGGAGGCATCGATGTAACTCCATTCACCATATCTGCCAAAGCCCCAAGAGCCATATCCGTATCCAGTCGGTTGAGTCATCAGTCGAGCGTGATATCCAAGTCACCAGCCGGGATTCGGAAGACGTCCCCGGTGTCGATTGTTTTACTGGTATCGAGGCTTGCGTAGGCAAGCATGTTGCCGCCGCTTGATGCGTCAAGAATCGCGACAGCCACGACCGTGCCGTAGCTTGCGGTCGCAGTTGGGTACTCGATCGCTGCCGAGTTGGTCGCTGCGTTGCCAGTCGTTGTGAACGCCGCACTCTGGCGCACGTAGGCGCCGCCGCTTACTTCCGTGCCAGACGTTGAGTCAGTCGGTGCGACCGTGTAGAGCGCCACGTAAACCGTGGTAGGCGACGTGTACGCGGTGTTTGAGAAAGTGTGCGCGACCAGTTTGTTTTCTAAATAGTCAGTGAATGCCATTACTGCAATGCCCTCGTCTTCATGCGCACAGATGTCTGCCCGCGCGTTCTCTGATCTGAAACGATCAGCTCTTCAATTCCTTTTTGGTAAAGCGATGCCCACACGCCAGTTCGCTCGTCATCGCGCAAGTAAGGCGCGCTTTGCACGAGCGTGCCGTATAGATAAATGTCGGGCGCGATATCGAGTAACCAGTTGCTCGTGTTGCTGTCAGTGAGCGGGTCGATCTTCCCGTAGTAAACGAGCTCGCCCGTGTAGCCCGTGCCGTCCGGCGCTGGGAATACCTGTATCTCAGTGCCGACATGCGTGTAGTAGTTCGGCTTGCCCGTTGCGCTGCTAGAGCTCTTGAGCTCGTTCATCGCTTCGTTCGTTACATACTCAAGCGGATGCACCGGGTCTGTTTTTAAAACCAGCGACACGCTCTGATACCAGTCTGCCGGCGTCGCCGAATACTCGCTGTCGATTGTTGCGTCGGAGCGAGTGATCATCTTTCGATGACGAATCGTTCGCTGAAACTCTGCTTCAGCAAGCGAAATAAAATCAGTGATTGCAGATGTAAGATCGGTGCGGTTTAACCAATCCGCGACCGCCGTCTGCAATTCTGAATAGGTCGTGACTGCCACTAGACGCGGCCTCCTCTCGTCCTAAAAAAGCGATTGTCAGAATCGTTCAGCCACTTCTTAAAACGGGCAGGGTCATCAACGATGCCCTGCCGTTTCAAGTCGTAGTACAGGTTCAATGGGATCGACGCCACTTTCGACCACTCACCATATTTTTGGTGCTTGTCGATTTCATTAGCAGAGCGCTTGTTCGCTTCGATGATTGCTGTCACGTCCTGCGACTCGCTGATGATGATCTGGTCATCCTTCAATGAATCGCCAGACTCGTAGACAAAATCAGTCTGCGTGCCAAGGATCTCGTCAATGTTTAGTGTGCGTCGATGTTCCATCTTTCACCTTTCACCTATTAGCTGGTTGACAAATCAGCCACTACACCAAGACCTGCTTCCTGGTTGACCTGGAGGCCGACCTCAGCAAGAAGCATGTACTTAGTTGCGTCACCAGTCTTAGCGAGCTCTTCGCTCTGGATAGGACGCAGCGTAGCCAGTTCACACATATCGGGATCAACGATGTAGCAGTCGCGTGCTCGTGAGAAACGAGAAGGCACGATCTGTACAGATCCGAAGTCACTCATGTAGCAGGATTCTTCAAAACGAGTCGCTAACTCGTTCCCGCCCTTTTGGGCTGCTGCATGTCGCCATGCAGATGAGACTATATCTTCATCCGTTCTGGATGGGTGGCGCTTCGAGCCGCTTGGCCCTACTCCCTTTCGGGATAGTCGTTGCACCTTCTCGCTTTCGCGAGCTTGGCTCAGTATTGTCTGTCGAGAGATGTCCACTGAGTTCACCACCTTATTGCCCGCGCATTCCTACGCGGCGACGCCTAGTTCTGAGTTAACGTCTGCTGCTCCGATGATAGTTGTAGGACTATCGCTGGGAGCCATGTAACGCTGAGCCGCGATACCAGCAAAGCCAGAGATCACAGTCTTAACGTGAGGACCAACCATTGCCATCTTGGGCTCACCGCCTTCTGACCATACCGATTGCAATACAGTCTTGAGCAAAGTTTCAGTGATGGCGCGCTGCGTACCGTCAGTAGCGGCAGCGTTAACTACGCCGCTTGATACTGTGGGATCTGCACCGCCTGTGCCGCGCGAAGTGTTGGTCTTGATGAACGCGGACAAAGAAGCAGTCTTGCGAGCGGTTGTGTTGTTACCAGCCACTGCAGCCTGGTTCACACCGCAAAGGTTGAACTCCATGTCGCGCTTGAGCTCATCGCCCTTCTTGGCGAGTTGGTAAGCGATCTCTGATCGGCGACCAGCGAGGTCTAATGCACCGCCGAGGTTGTCAGCAATGATGAAGTCCTTGCGCATGATCTGCGTGTAGTTACCGAGTCGAGAAGTCGCAGTCACTGCAGTGTAAGAAGACAGATCATCACCATCGATCTGTGCGTTAGCTGCTGCAGCCGCGAGCGAGTCAGTCTGCCATTCAAAGAACGTGTTGGTGACCTTGCGTCGCTTGGTCATGTTTGACACGAAAGGTGTCGTTTGTGGCGAGATGTTGAAAATTACATTCGCCAGGTCTTCACGAATGCCGACGGCACTATATTTCGTGAAAGTGTTAGTTACGATAGCCATTGATTAATTCCTTAGAGCATCGATTCAAGTAATGAGGCCGCATCATCCATGCGACCACTCCGTGCAAGACGTTGACGAGCTGACTTCTGCTTCCTTGAACTTGGCTTGGCTTGCGCCTGGCTGCTGCCAGGTCTAACCACTCTGGATCGACGGCCGTCTTTTGTTGCGCGCTTTACGCGCTTTTGGCCTCGGTCGTAGAGCATTGCTTTTCGCAGCACTTTGATGTGGTTTGCGCGAACTAAGGCTTGCAATTCTTCTTCTGCAACACCCGAGTTAATCAAGTACTCACGGAGCTCTTCACGTTCTTTCGCCGCAACATCTTCGTTCTTCCATTCGGGAATCACGTCGGGAAGTCGTTGTACTTCCTCGGCTAAGACCTGCTGCATTGCCTGCATTTGATACTGTCGATTAGCCTCTTCCACTCTCTGCTGTTCGAGTTGTATCGCCTGCATTTTCTGTTGCTTGGCAGCTTGCCGCTGTTGCCATTGGCGTTCGAGTCGCGTCGCCTCAATCGGATCTTCGTCGTACATCTTGTCGAAGTCCGGGGCGGGCTCATCCAGTCCGTTCAATTGTTGCTGCAGTGCCCCAAGAAGTTGGGCGTATTGCTGTCGCTCTAGTAACACAGCATCCCGGTCTTGCTCGAACGACTTACGTTCTTCCGATAATGCTTGCGACTTCTTTGTGTAGTCTGATTGACGTGAGTAGCCTGCCTTGAGCTCGTCTAGTGCGACCTCGACTTCCTCTCCGTTTACTTTAACGGTGAAAGTCTGGTCGTCTGTCTCAAGCTCGTCTGGCTCTTGTTCATCATCATCCAGATCGATCTCATCTTCCTCTGCATCGAGCTCATCTGAATACTCTTCTGCAGTCTCGTCTAAGACCTCGCCCTCGAGGGACTCGTCAACGCGCTCTTCTGAATCTTCTGCCGTGTCCTCTTGCGAGGGGGTCAACATATCCAATATCGCGCTTTGCGCTGAACTGATCCCCATATCTGGGGAATCGTTGCCTTCAATTCTATCACTCATGATTCTAGTTGCTCCTTTGCCTTTCAAATGCAATCGAATCTGCTGCCGCACGCATGTCGTTCACCAGTTGTTCAAGTGCCTCTAATTTCGCGTGAATACGCTCCCGCTCGTCGGGTTTACG